AAACTACCAGAGGGTTCATTAACAGGAACGGGTAAGAACACTTGGGTAACCGAAGAGGGCACATCTATCCTTGAGGATTCCTTGATGATTGAGGAAATTATACCCAAGCATTACCTAGGTCACGTTCTTGGAGAATGCCCGAACCCTAGATACAACTACGTTTACAATAAAGATATTGGTAAAAGAGTCCCAATGCTTGTTCCTAGAAAATGGCAAGGCAAGTTAATAGGAAAGGTTATTACCTTCGAGGCAATATCTGATATGAAAGGAACGAGTTACCGCTATGTGCGAAAAGGACACTGATATTACTCTAAATCGAAAGTGGTGCAGGGAACAGGTTGATAGGTTCGCAGCTTGGGAAATGCTTAGACGGTATGTATTGCACGAAACATCAGTCCCAATGACAAATGCAGAGCTATGTGATACAATAGGCGTATCATCTACTTATACAATTCGGTTGTTAAAATCCGTGCACAAAAGATTAGAATCCCAAAATGATAACTGATAACGTCTCAGAATCCCTTACATATTTACAGGAGGAGCCAGATATTAAGACCCTCCGTCTAGCCTATGACCAAACGGTCGTTGAGCTAGAAGCATACTTTGACCTCTGCCGCACATCCTACGATGACCGCAGAAACTTTTGGCCCGGCAAGAGCCGTGACCACCGCAAGCACGGAGCTGACGCTTTCCCTTGGGAGGGTGCGTCCGATATGGAGTGCCATCTTATTGATGAGCGCATTACAAGGCTTGTATCATTATTTATGGCATCCCTTAACCGAGCCAACGTAAGAGCATTCCCCGTAGAGAGTGGAGATATAGCTCGAAGTCGCGTTGTTTCTGGATTTTTAAAGTGGATGGTATCCTCTGGATACATACCTAGGTTCCACCGCGAGATGGAACTAGGTGCCAATTATTTGCTTGAGCGAGGTATATTGATTACATATATTGGATGGCAGAAGGAAGATCGTAGGATACTGCAACAACTGGATATTAATCAGATTGCACAAGTTAGCCCAGAAGTAGCTGTAGCTATACAGGATGGGAAAGACGATGAACAGCTAGTTACCTTGCTTCAAGCAACCTTTGAGGGGACAACAAAGAAACGAGCCAAGAAGGCATTACGTGAACTAAGAAAGAATGGAGTAGCTGAACTTCCTATTGTTCGTAGACAAGTCAACGCTCCGGATGTTAAAACACTTGCTCCAGATGGTGATTTCTTTTTTCCCCCATATGTTACTGACCCCCAGCGAGCACCTTACTGCTTCTGGAAAACTTATTACACACCACAGGAACTAGAAAATAAAGTAGTTACTGACGGATGGGATGAGGACTTCGTTGATTACATCATCTCTAAATACCGAGGTGTAAACATTGACAGCATTGAGCGCGAACAGGAAGGTCGCAGAAGTTTAAGCCTAGCCGACAATGCGTATGAAGCTGATGAGCTAGTAGAAATCTGCTACGCTTATCAACGCCTTATTGACCAAGAAGATGGTGCAGAAGGCATTTACTGCACAGTATTCCACAAGGAGTTCAGTGGTAATGAACTAGCACCAGGATACGCTAAGTTTGAACTACTCAATGGATACGAGGATTACCCCGTAGTAGTAACGAAACTATCCGAGGACAGCAAGCGTCTGTATGACACAACTACTGTTCCTTCAATCCTTCGAGGCATTCAGAACCAAGTAAAGGTTGAGCGAGATTCACGAGTTGACCGCAACAGCTTGGCTACATTGCCTCCTATCCTGCACCCAGTAGGTCAGGCTCCTAATGATTGGGGACCAGGTAGGTTAATCCCGTATCGTCGCAAGGGTGACTTGGACTTCGCTCCTACACCTCCACCGCCTACTGGTTCTATTGAAATGGAAAATACCTTACTTACCCTATCGGATAAGTTAGTAGGACTGGATGAGGGTTCTCAGATTAGTCAAATCAGACAGCAGTTCTTAGTGGACAAGTTCCTTAGCCACACCGCTGAGGTTATTAGGATGGCTTACAAGTGCTTCCAACGCTTTGGTCCCGACGAAGTATTCTTCCGTGTAACTGGTGTGCCAGATGCTCAAACATTTGACAAGGGTAACCCTGACGAGAACTTCGACATTATGGTTAACTTCGATGTCCAGAACAATGACCCAGAGACTGTTGAGAAAAAACTACAGCAGTTCGTAGCATTGAATCAGTTGAACGCGAATAACCGATTGAATGTAGATAGCTTACTCGATGTAGCTGCAGCAAGCATTGACCCAGTAATGGCTGATGCTGTCCTGCAACCAGTAGAAAGCGCACAACAACAAGTTGTTGAACAAGTTACTGACGATCTAGCTAAAATCTTTGCAGGTATTGAAATGCCAGCTAGACCTTCAGGAGCACAGATCGCACTACAAGTAGTAGAACAATATGCACAACAACCCGACGTTGCACAAAGATTACAGACTGACCAAGCCTTTGCGGCTCGTTTGCAAAAGTATATTGGTCAATATACATTCCAGATGCAACAGGCTCAGAACGCTCAAATTGGTAGGGTTGGAACGGCCCCTGCACAAATGGGTTCTATTGATACTCAAAATATTTAGTATTATTTTAATAGCAAACACTTGCAGAATGGCTGATAATCTTACACCTCAACAACTTGCTAACAAAAGGCAAAGGGATCAACAAGTTGATTTACAAAATTTGTTAATGACTACCGTCCTCGAAGCTAGAGGCGAAGGGGAAGAAGGAATGTTTGCAGTTGCTAGAAGTATTTATAATCGTAAAAATCTTATAGGAAAAGGTAAGGTTCTTCCCTCTACCTTTATGCCAGGTAGCAAAAATAAAAATCCAACTTATACTGATATTATTACTCATAAGGATCAGTATGCTATTTATGACGGAGAGAAAAAGGGATTCAAGCCACAGAAATCAAAGATTACTCAAGAAGATATAGACAGGGGTGTAAGAGCAGTAGAAATAGCCCTTAGCGATAAACGCTCAAAACAATACATTAAGGATAAAGGTCTTGACCCAAGAAGTTATAACGCTACAGGTTTTAGAACTAAAAATGCAAAATTTGATGCCTCTCAACAGAAACAAAAATTTGTTATTGGTAACCACGTATTCAATTTAGCTGGTAGTCCTTTGGCTGATTAATGCAAAACGGATTAGATTTTTTATAAGCAATGCAAATACAAGACGATATAAAAACGCTCCATAACTACGAGGCGTTCGCTCGATTTATTAAGATGGTTCACGAACTCCGGGAGGAAACCATTGCTGAGTTGCACGAGGCAACCAGCGACAACATCCAACAAGTTTCTGGTCGTATAATTACATATGACCAAATACTGCAGTTAGTTAATTGGTCAGAGCTTTCAAGGAAGCATTCTGACCGTATGTAACTACCTGTGTTATAATTCAAAAATCGCCATCGCTCGGCGTTAATGAGTGGAATAATTATGACAGAAGAAATAGCAACTGCTGACGCTGAGGCAGGTAAAATATCAGTGGAAAAATCAAATATATCCGTCACGGATTTCGCACAGCGACGAATTGGTGAGCTTACCCCTGGGACTGAACAGCCCCAAGAGCAGGAACCCCAAGAAGACCCTGAGCAGGAAACGGAAGAGGGAACTGAAGAAGCATCTGAAGAATCGGTAAATGCCGAGGAAGTAGAAGCATCCGAGGAATCCTCAGAAGAATCCCAAGAATCCGAAGATGTTCTTTCACAGTTGGACTTGGACGATATGTCCGAGGAGGATTTGCGCGAACTAGCTGACAAGCTGGGTAGCCGTGCTGTAGCTCGATTCGGAGAATTGACTGCAAAACGTAAGGCTGCCGAAGAAAGGCTTACTCAACTTGAGGCACGACTCAAAGAAAAACCTAACCCACTAGAAACGAAAAAGGTCGAGAACAACCCATACGGGAATCTTGATACTATCGAAAAGCTACAACAGAAAGCCGCTGAGGTTGACCAAGTAGTTGAATGGGCTGAGGACTTAATCTTTGAAAGTGATGGCTACGGAGCGGATGATGTAGTAACAGAAATTGAAGGTAAGGAGTGGACAAAGAAGGATGTTAGACAGTCTTTATTAAAGGCTCGTAAAGCACAGAAAACTTTTCTTCCTGACCAGCTTGCAAAGGTTCAGCTACGCGAGGAAGGCGAAGTGCTATCAAAGCAGTTCGATGCCCAAGCAAAGCAAGAACTATCTTGGCTGGAAGGTGAGGACA